ACATTTCGTATACAGTTAAGAGCTTACGGTTATTATGCCGATTTTAAGGTCAAATCTAAGGACACCTCCGAAGATCTTGAAAAAGCTATAGTTGACAAACTAGGACAAAATGTTGTAAAGTGGGACAGTGCTGGAGAATTTTTTGGCGGCACGAATTATATTACCTATGAGGAGGTCCAAGATTATGGTAGCAGACCTATACAAACAAAAAACGTCCTTGGAGTTGAACTGGCAACAGGAGTATAATGAACATGGAAAATATACTCTCAATATGGTTCAAATTGATAAAAAGGTGCAAGAAGTTATCACTTCAATTAAGGCTGAAGAGTCTAAAATTGATGATAGACACAATAAGATAACTGAAGCCGCACCATCAGTATCAATAGCAACTTAAGGCTTTTTACAAAATCACACAAAATACCCTAGGATACCTTGCACTCTTTGAAAAAAAAGAGTATATCTGAACTATTATACAATTATTAATTTGATGTAGACGAGTATAATAGACGGCCTAAAGACTACATCATATAAATTAGGAGAAAAACATGGGCACAACTACGTTTTCCGGCCCAATAAAAGCTGGAACAATTAAAGACACAACTGGAACTACAGTCGGTACTGACATGAAAAATGTTGGTCAAGTATTGATGGTTCAGTCTGCGGCAATTACACAATCTACAACTGCGGCTGCTTCAGGAATTGTTATTCCTGCAAACAGTCAAATTGTAGAGATGTCTGTATATGTCACAACTGCGTGGGATAACTCATCTACATTAAACATTGGAACAACTTCAACTTCAACTGAACTTGCGACGGGTATTGTTGTTACTGTAGTAGAGAAAATTAAATTAGCTTCACAAGCTACAATCACTGACTCAGATGCGTGGGAAGATATTGGAAGTACAGATGTTAAAATCTTTACTGACTCTTCTGCCACTACTTCAGACACAGGTGTTGCAACTTTGACCGTAACTTACGTTCAAAATAACAACCTGGCATAATAAATAATCTAAGCTCCTTCGGGAGCTTAGAGAATTAGGAGAAAAATATGAGCCCAACAGGCGTAAAACAGTTCTATACAGAAGCTAGTTCTACACTTAGAACCATAACAGGTGGTTCAACAGTAGTAGCGAGAGTTTGTTATTTAAAAGGTGTGACTATCAATCCAAGTGGAACTACTTGTAATGTGAAAATTTATGATGGTACTTCAACAAGTGGTACTTTAATTTATTCACATAAAGGTGGAACTGCGGCAGGAGATCTATATCAAGAATATATTGCAGCTAATGGTATTAGATGTGCTACTGGAATGTACATTGATTTCACAGCAGCAACGACTTCTGTAGCAATTATTTGGCAATAGGAGGAAGATGGCAACATCTGGAACAGTCGCATTTAATTTGGCGATTGAAGAAATTATTGAAGATGCATTTGAACGATGCGGAGGTCAAGCCCGTGCGGGTTATGATCTTAAAAGTGCAAGACGTTCATTAAATCTATTATTATCTGAATGGGGCAATCGAGGATTGCACTATTGGGAAGTAGGTAATGAGTCTATCAAATTAACCGAAGATCAAAATATTTACGATATTTATAAAAACGCCGATGCTCGAGATTCAAGTACCACTTATCCGGCAACGATTGGAGATTCAGGAACGTATTTATATAATGCTACGGATATTTTAGAAGTAGTTTACAGAGATCAATTAACAACTCCCACAGATGTTTCAATGACTAAAATTGATCGTTCAACGTATCAAGCATTAGCTAATAAAGAATCTACCGGAACTCCCTCACAATATTTAGTACAAAGATTTTCAAATAAAACAAGAATTACTGTTTATTTATCTCCCAGTTCTTCTACCAACAAATATTTAAATTTTAATTACGTTAAACGAATTCAAGACGCAGGGGGATATGCTAAAGATCCAGATGCGCCTTATAGATTTTTACCTGCGATGACAGCGGGCTTAGCTTTTTATTTAAGTCAAAAAGTTGCTCCCGATAGAGTACAAGCTTTAAAATTATTATACGAAGATGAACTAGCAAGAGCTTTGGCGGAAGATGGTTCTTCTACAAGTTCTTACATAACACCAAAGACTTATTATCCAGAAGGTTAACTATGGGAAAATTTGCATCCGGTTCAAAAGCAATAGCCATTTCAGATCGAAGTGGAATGCAATTTCCGTATACGGAAATGGTTAAAGAATGGAATGGGATGTGGGTTCATTATAGTGAATTTGAAATAAAACAACCTCAATTGGATCTAGCGGTTATTGGACCTGATGGAGTTGCTTTAGAACATCCACGTCCTCCTCAAAGAACGACTCCTAAAGTTGCGGTGATGCTTCCGGAAAATCCTTTTACAACGTATGCTGCAGCTTCAAGCACGATATTTGTGTGGTCACCTAATCATGGTAGAAATAGTTCCACGACGGTAAGATTTAGAGGAGCTCCTCAAGTGAGTTCAATAACTAATAAATTTTCCGATTGTCGTAGTTTTGATGGAATTACTGCAGCGAAGCTTTGTAAAGCTGCCGGTTATACTATTACCGTGGGACAATACACGACAACTACAACTACTTTAAATGGAGGTATTGATAGTACACAGACTACTGGAATTACTTTAACTGATGGAAGTTCATTTAAAACTACTGTAGATCTTCAGCCTCAAGTAGCTTTGATCGATAGTGAACTTATTAGATATACTACCATAACAGATAATGTCTTAGGACAAGTATCTCCTACAGCAACCAGTATTAATCCTCATGTTGTACAACGGGGAGCTTATGGAACAACCAAAGCTGCTCATTTAACAGGAGCCACGGTTAGAAATTTAATTGATCCAACAGATTGGTTTTATTTTACTGTGGATACTGATACAGCTACAATAGGAAATAAAAGAGGAGGCGGGTTTCCTGTTTCAGCAGGACCTGTTACACTTACACCATGACGTATGATGAATTAGTTACAAAAGTTAGAGACTATTGCGAGGTTGATTCAACTGTTTTTAGTTCAACCATTGTTAATGGATTTATTGAAGATGCTGAATTTAGAATTTTAACCGATGTCGACCTTGACGTTTTTAGAAGAAATGATTTTTCAACATTAACGGTAGGAAATGAATTTATATCATTGCCTGTTGGTATTTTATTGATAAGATGGGTAGAAACCTATCCGGCTGCTGATCCTCAAACGAGAACACTTTTAATGCAAAAGGATTGTTCTTTTATTGATGAATATACAGGAACTCGGGTTACTACAGGCACCCCTAAATATTATGGGTGGTGGAATGAAACAAAATTGTTGTTAGGTCCAACTCCGGATACAGCCTTGAAAGTGGAAGTAGCTTATGTTAAAAGACCTAACACATCAGATGGAACTAAATTAGATTCATCAAACACGACTACGTATTTGAGTATGAATGCTCCAAATGCGCTTTTGTATGCCACTCTGGTTGAAGCATGCACGTTTCTTAAGGACCAGCCATTATTACAAACGTATGAAGGTCGATACGCTCAAGCTCTTCAAGGCTTAGGTATCGAACAACAAGGACGAAGAAGAAGGGACGAATACGTGGACGGAGAAATTAGACAAAAATTACGATCTGTTCCACCGAGTCCATAATTATATAAGGAGAAAATATGGCAAATACAGTAATGACTAGTTTTAAAAAGGAACTCATGGAAGGTACGCATGATCTTGCAACTTCCGGGGATACTTTTAAACTTGCTTTGTATACAAGTTCATCTTCCATTAATTCTGCAGCGACGACTATTTACACGACTTCGGATGAAGTTGGAAATAGTGGAACCTATTCAGCAGGAGGAGGAACGCTAGCGGGCCAAACCGTAACTACGGATGGAACAACAGCGATCTGTAATTTTACTGATCTTGAGTTTACAAGTGCAACAATCACCGCACGTTATGCATTGATTTATAATAGCAGTGAGTCAAATGCGGCTGTTTGCGTTTTAGATTTTAGTACAGACCAGACGTCAACAGCGGGAACATTTAAGATTGATTTCCCAGCATCTGGTGCAAGTACGTCTATTATTCGAGTAGCGTAAGGAGATTAAATGGCGTTTATAACTAACGATCGGGTTAAAGCAACCTCGACGACTGCAGGTACTATCAGTATGGTGGTTAGCGGAACTCTTGGAGGTTTCGTAACTTTCAATGATGGAATTGGTAACAGCAATACTACTTACTATACCATTGTCGGAGAAGATGTTTCGACTGAATGGGAAGTAGGCATTGGTGTATACACGCATAGTGGTACGTCATTATCTAGAGATACTATTATTAATAGTAGCACAGGATCTAAGGTTGATTTTTCAGCCGGAACTAAAGTAGTCTTCTGCACTTTGCCAGCAGAAAAAGCTTTAATGAAAGACAGTTCAGATGCCGTCGTTTTTGGAGATGGTTCTGATCCGTCATTAGCTACTAAAGGATTTGCTTTGGCTGTAGCCATCGCACTATAAGGAGAAACATATGGCTCAAAATTTTCGAAGATATACATACAACGCAGTCGGCACAGGGGCGCAAGCAGTTTATACTGCTAATTCCTATGATGCGATTGTTGGTATTTCTTTATCGAATATACTTTCCACAGCCATCACTGTAGACTGTTACATCAACGATGGATCTAATAACATTTATTTAGTTAAAGATGCACCCATACCAACGGGCGGATCTTTACAGATTTTGGACGGCGGAGCAAAATTCGTAGTTCAAGCTTTAGATGTATTATCCGTTAAAAGTTCTGATGCAGCTTCAGTTGATGTTTGGGTAAGTGCAGTTGATGCAATTAGCACATAAGGATATTAACATATGGGATATGTCGGAACTAAACCTGCAGATGCACCTTTAACTACATCTCAATTAGATGATGGATTAGTTACTGCTGCTAAACTTGCGACCGATTCGGTTGAAACATTAAAAGTTAAAGACTTAAATGTTACAGCAGGAAAACTAGCAGCCACACAAAATTTAAGCACAAAGACAATTACTCTTCCAGCAACCGTTGCTGGATTAGGAACAGGTATCGATGTTACAAGTCAAATTACAGGAACAATACCTACAGCAAACTTAGGATCAGGTTCAGCTTCTTCTTCGACTTTTTTAGCTGGAAATAATACTTGGGCAGCAGCAGAAACTAGACCTACAATAACTTCACTCACTCCTGATGTTGTTCCAAATACTTCAACAGCTGTGGTGATTGCAGGTACAAATTTTACAAATATGCCTTCTGTGGAAGCTATTAACGCAACAGGAGCTATTGTTGTAGCTGACAGTATTACTTATACTTCAGCAGCTTCGATAACGGCTACCTTTACTTTACCGGTTGACGGAACTTATTTTGTCAGAGTTGAAAATCCTGATGGAAATGCGGTTCGAACTGCATCAGCAGAT